CATATCCGACAGCACTAACCTGGGCTTCACCACCACTCTTTGCATACTCAACGAATGTGTGGATTGGATATATTCTATCCGGTCTATCCGCGTGACACAATTCTTCCAGCTTTTCTGCAGTCAGCTCAGCAGGCAATTTCTTTCCATGCTCTACGATAATAGCACCTTTGATTTTCCCCCAGTCGACACTACAAGCAGAACCACCGGTGTTCATTTCTGCGGAATCGCAAATTCTTGTCTTTCTCATATTATCTACAAGTTTGATTTTTAATAATTAGTTCCATCGAGCGTATATTAATGGCATCAATAGGCTCGCTCACTTCCTCTCCGGATTCGGTAAAGGCTCCGTATCTGCCATAAGAGTAGTTCTCCGAATAGTCATGCGGAATGATGTTGTCATATTGTATATCAAATCTACCGTCCTCCGATAACACTGTTATAAGTCTGTTATAAATAGGCCTAAGAATGTTAATGAAAGAAGCCTGCAGGCGGCGCTCGTTGTTCCAGTTCTTGGTTGAGGAACATGCAATCAGAAGATTAATGCTAACCTTTGAATAATAGTCTGCACTATTCCGTTTTTCAGTTACCGGACAGAACAGGACTATCAGAGGGAACTTCCGTTCAGATGTAGAAGGAATCTTGCTATACTCATCAAGTTTTTCCTTGACATACTGAGCGGAGCCGAAGATGTAGTTGAGAGGTGGATTTTTGACAGTCTCAAATCTGTCATTCTCAATATCAACCGGTAGCACAATATCGAGATCTGTCTCCATCTCCTTCACCACATCCCCTATAATCTCCACTATACCTTTCATAGATTAAACTGATTGATTCTGTTCAACATATTTACCTGTGTCACTAACGGAATAGGACAATTACCTTCTTGAGCCCACTGAATAAACTTCACATTGGCACCTACCATCCGGTTCCATACCGTCACCTGCGCACGCATGGGTGAAATATACTCATTGGCAGATTTCAAGCGAACATTACCGGTAATAGTGACTTGCGATGAAGCGTCGCGGAGTATATGGTACAGTACGTAATCA